GCGCGCTTTACTTTCTTACCTCAAATAAGCCGTTGGATGCATTTTTTAGACGTTTTAAGAGACTTTTAAGCAAATCTGATATATCCATACCACCTGGACAATTTAGAGCCGTTAGAAACGATATTTGCCAAGTAAAGGGAATGACCTCAAATAAGCCGTTCTAAGCGATTATTTTTTTCAATCTATACCAACATACCACTGGAGGGATAAAAGTGTCTTAAAATAGCCTTACTTTGCCTTAGGAGGGGTGTAGGGTGGGTACTCTGCCGTGATGCGATGCGTGTTCTCTTATTCACCTGCACTCTCTACACAAGTCAATCTCCAACTGACAATCTAATAGGGTAGGTAAATGGCTCTTCAATTCAATAGGGTATGTAAAAGTTATTTCAATTCAACAGGGTAGTTAAAATAATCTCATCGCTCTATATATCACGATACATACTCCTCACGATATATACTTAAACAATATACTGTATATTTATTTTAGTGTATCACGTAGAATACTTACTATGATATATAACACTATGTATTATGATATACTACACTATGTATCATAATATGTAATGTATCATAATATATTATATTATAGTAAGTGACAAAAAGACAGTTGGAGATATACGAGGTACACTTCATCATTTTTCTATTACTTGAGTAGAAATATTCAATTTATGGTTAAAGTAGAATTATCAGTTCCATCTAATCTCGAATCTATTGAGCTTTGGCAATATCAAAAGTATATGGGTGTTGTGGAAACTAACAAAGACCAGGAAGCAACAGAGTTCTTGAATCTAAAGTTAGTAGAGATATTTTGTCAAGTGTCGCTAAAGGAAGTATCCTCGATACGCAAACAAGACTTCAACAAGATAACAGAGATTATTGGAAATGCGTTCGCAGAAGAAACCCCTTTAATCAGGCACTTTGAATTAGATGGTATCGAGTTTGGGTTTGTGCCGAACTTAGATAAGATTTCTATTGGAGAATACATAGACGTAGAATCAAGTATATCCGATTGGAAACAGATGCATAAAGCGATGTCAGTATTGTATCGCCCAGTAACAAAGAAATACAAAGACAAGTATCAGATAGAAGAATATAGTGGGAGTCAAGAATACTCCGAAGCACTAAAGTATATGCCACTAAATGCTGCACTTGGTGCTATGGTTTTTTTTTATCGTTTAGGGAAAGATTTATCGAATCATATCCTGAGGTCTTTGGACAAGGTGGACAAGAGCAAACTGACTACTCAGCAGCGTCAAACTTTGGAAGCAAATGGGGATGGTATCAATCAGTTTATAGACTTGCAGGAGGAGAAGTTCTCAATTTTGACAAAGCAACTAATATTCCTGCACACCAAGCAATGATATTCCTATCGTTCGAGAAAGAGAAGAACGAATTAGAGGCAAAACTAATAAAAAATAATTTTAAGTAATGACAAGTTTCTACGACGTAATCAATTCAATCAAGACCTATTTAGAAGGCAATAATTCTGTAAATACAGTTACATTTGGCGACCTTTTGGAAGTTGATTTAAACAAGCAGACAATATTCCCACTTTCGCACCTGACAGTACGAGATGTATCTTTCTCAGAACACATAATGACATTTACAGTTAATGTTATGGCACTTGACATCGTAGAGGAAACAAAAGAGAACGCTAAGGAGCAAGTAGAGCCTTTTTACGGCAGCAACAATAAGCAAGACGTACTGAACACTCAGTTGATGGTTTTAAATGGATTACAATCGTCGCTACGTCGTGGAGGTTTATTTCAGGCAGACTTTATTGTAGATGGAGATCTTACTGCATCGCTTGTAGAAGAAAGATTCGAGAACTTGTTATCAGGTTGGGAAATGGACATTACATTGGAAGTGCCTAACAATTCAATAATGGATATTAACGCTAACGGAGAGGGTTGTCTATAAGATATGGCACAAGGTCTAACTGACATAAAATTAAAGAACACAGAGGCTTTTCTAAAGGCTTATATGGAGAGATTGGAAACATTAACCAAGATTGAGATAGGCAGAAATAGAACAAGGACTTATCCATCGGGTAGAACTTACAATTCCCCATTGGAATCATCAGGTAGCCTTAGAGAATCTATACAAGTACAGAAAACAAACATAGAGAATGCGTTGTTGGCTTATGGAATAGAAGGTAATGATTATGCCTTAGACATAAATAAAGGCACACCTAAAAGCAAAGCTCCTTCGAGAGCTAAGTTGATTAGTTGGATAAAAGCAAAGCCAGTTCGTCTTACAAACAAGAAAGGCAAGATACTAAAGAGAACAGAGCAATCTATAAACGCAGCAGCAAAAAGAATACAAGAATCACAAAAGATTCACGGAATAGCACCTGTTCCATTCTTAACACAGGCAGTACAAGATAGTATGAAGCATCTTGACGGAATGGGAGTAGCAATAGTACACGATATAGCAGATAGCGTAGAACAGTTCTTGACAAACATAGGCTACAAAGAAGTGAATGGTAAATTTGAATTAATAAAAAAGAAGTAATGAGTAAAATAAACGTAAGAAGTCCGTATTTTATATATGATAATTCAACAAATGGTGGTAATGCATTAGCAAGTGCTATTTTGAACGTAAGAGTGTACACAGGAAATTCTACTACAAACTATTCAAGCACACCACAATACTCGATAAACTCTACTGCTATAAACGGCTCTGTTACTTTTGAAGTATCTGAATTAGTAAGAGATTACATTGAAAACACTTTTGATGGAGATTACACAAATTCTTCTAAGTGGTTTAATTACAACATTGTTAGAACGTATGTAAGCGGAAGTGTCAATACAACCGCTCAACAAAACTTTGCCATATTTGATGGCTATGGGTATTTCGAGGATGGCTCAAACCCACAAAACTTACAATCGGCACTTCAATCCAATACCACTATATTTACTAACGATTTTGCTAATATAAACATCCCAATTCACGTTACTGAAGATACAACAGTAAGCTATCTTAAAGATGGAGAAATTATATTTACCAAAGACTTGGTTTATTCTACAAATAGTGCCGACCAAGTTCAATATGTACAAAACTCATCTTTAGATGCTGATGTATTCAAGAAAAGAGTAGATGCTATCACAGGAACGACACTCGAGGCTTTTAACTGCGTTAAGAACATCGCAAGTGATGTTTATCAAGAGTTTGATGCAGATAGTATATACATAGACAAAGGAGGTGTGATTGAGGTTATAAAGATAGAAGAAGTCGAAGAATGCAAGTATGATCCTTATAAAGTTACATTCGTAAATAAATTCGGTGTACTGCAAGACTTATGGTTCTTTAAGAGGTCAAACCTATCACTTAATACACAACAAGAATCATACAAAGCAAATATAGTTACTGATGGCACTTATTCTATAAACTCAAGGCAAAAAACAGTATTTAACAAGACTGGGATGGAAAGGTTGCAACTAAACACAGGATTCTATCCTGAATCATACAACGAGGTATTTAGGCAACTAACCTTATCTGAAGAAGTTTGGATAGAGTATGACGGAGATACGTTGCCGATTAGTGTAATGTCAAGTAGCTTGAACTACAAGACAAGCGTGAATGACAAGCTAATCAATTACACTATTGATGTAGAGTTTGCCAATAACAAAATAAATAACATTCGATAGATGCAGCAAGTACAGTTATTCATAAAAGATCAAAGTTCGGTTTACCAGAGAGTAGAATTGTTTAATGATGAAACTATATCTTTAACACAATCTATTCAAAATATAAAGGATGTTGCTAAGGTATTCACGGACTTTACCAAAACATTCACAATCCCTGCGACAAAAGACACTAATAAACTATTTAAGCACTACTACAACTTTGACATTACAGGAGGGTTTGATGCAAGAGTAAAAACAGTTGGACTAATAAAACTTAACGGAGTAGACTTTAAGAAAGGAAAAATAAAACTTGAAGGAGTTGATTTAAAAGACAATAAACCGAATGCTTATCGTGTTACATTCTTTGGAGATTTAGTGGACTTAAAAGACCTTATTGGCGAAGATTTACTATCGGATTTAACTTGGTTGGATAAATTTGAAAAGGAATATTCAAGTGCAAACGTAAAAGACAATTTAAAAGGAGGGAATACAAGTTTTACTATTGATTCAGTAACATATCCAAACGCAATAAAAACACCTTTAATATCTTGCATAAACAGATTGTACTATCGAAGTTCTGCAAATACAGAAGTCGATGGAAATTTATGGTATCACGCAGGGGGTGGTCAAGTACACGAACACGGGGTATATTGGAAGGACTTAAAGTATAGTATTGCGGTCTACGTTATTGTGAAAGCCATAGAGGTAAAATATAGCATTACATTTTCGGACGATTTTTTCGACTATTCAACAGAAGAATATTCAAGTTTAATGATGTTAATGCACAGAAAGAAAGGAGAGGCAGAGGCGGACTATTCTACGGGGGTTCGTTTGTATTCCAAATACATCTCAAACATATTTACGACGGGTTCTATTGCGAGTGGAAACAGAGACGGAAATTTCTACGGAATAAATCCAACATCCGACGGATTTACTACTTTTGGAGATTATGAAGTTGGAGGGGGTACTAACCAAGTTTCTTATAATTATAGCATAGACATTGACCCCGATGATAACAACATACCCTACAACGGGTATTTGTATTTTACTGCAACAGGCACAACAAATACAGTGTTGCTTAATTCATTTGAGGGAGTTACAGGTTCGAGTGTTTTTTATGAAGACGTAGGAGTAACAAGAGTTGGCTCTTATACTGTTAAATTAGAAGCCGCACAAACATTGTCTTTTGGTGTTGGAAATATTGAAATAGATGGAAGTATATTTTATTGGACAGGAAGTGGATACGACAACATAGGCGATTGTGGCGCAAACTGTGTTCCTCGTAGTAATACAGTATCAAATGTAATTGAAGAATCATTTGCTTGGTTACCTACTCAGCAACTGCCTAAAATGAAAGTATTGGATTTTCTTACGGGTATTTGGAAAGTGTTTAATTTGACTGCATACGTTGAAACTGATGGAACTATAAAGGTTCAAAAATTAGATGACTTTTATTCGGGTGCTTCATCTTACGATGTTACAGAATTTGTAGATGTAAATACAAGCCAAGTAAACATTGCACTACCTTACAAACAAATAAACTTTAAATTCAAAGAAGGCAAAACATTATTAGCTGCAAAGTTTAGTCAGTTAAACAATAGAGAGTTTGCAACATTAGAATACAAAGGGGAGAATCCCGATAATTGGGTAGGTAACGAATACAAAGTTGAGTTGCCATTTGAAAAGATGGTTTACGAAAGATTAACAGACGAAAACACATTACTCACGCATCCAATTATGTACGGATTTATGGCGGATGACAATCAAGAACCCTACATAGGTTCTCCTTTGTTGCATTACACTACACTACAAAATCCAACCTTGAGTGGTGCGGGAATATCTTTTAGAGATACAACAACAACTCACACACAAATAACATCGTCTATTTTTATGCCATCTAATCAAGTTGATTTCACAACTAACACGAATGAGAATACTATAAACTTCTATGCCGAACTAAACGAGTGGACTGCAACTGTGAATCTAAATAGTCTATTTGAGGAAAATTACAAAGAGTACATCCAGGATGTTTTTAATGAAAAGAGAAGATTGACTAAGGTAAAGGCATTTTTACCAATAAGGATATTGTCTAAATACACCTTAGCAGATACTTTTATAATATCAGGAAAGAAGTATAAAATTAACTCCATTACAACCAATCTACAAACAGGAGAAAGTGATATGGAACTACTAAACGAAGTATAATGATAAAAGATATAATAGAACTACTAAACTCAGATGACTTTTATGGTGGAACAGAAACCATAGAAATCGCAAAAGGCAAATACGAATTAAAGGACAGTATCAAGGAATCATTCAAACAAGGTAAAAGATTAGGATATGGCACAAAGTGAGAAGATAATAATTAGTGTTGAGTTAAAGGATAAAGGGGTACAAGCAGGTCTGAAAGACACCACATCTTCAATAGACCAAGCCACTAATGCAACAAAGAAGTTAGTTGCCGCTGAGAAAGACGAAACGTACTGGGCAAGTGAAGCAGGTAAAGCAGAGGCTTTAAGAAGTGTAAAAACTAATATTGCAAGAGGAGAGGCTAAAGCACTTGCTTTGGAAACTATCAAATTAACTTCTGCTACAAAGAAAGGTAAAACCCAAACAGGTCTTAATAATGCAATCCTTGTTGAAGCAGGTAGAGCCGCATCTGATTTTCAGTATGGGATGCAGGGTATGGCGAATAACATCGGTCAATTAAGTACTTTAATGGGTCAGCACATTCAAACTCAAGGAGGTTTTGTTGCCTCTATGAAAGAACTTGGAAAAAGTTTCTTTGGTATGCAAGGTGTGTTGATAGGTGTTCAATTACTCATATCCTTCCTTCCTAAGTTAGAGAAGATGTATAAAGAGAATAAAGATTCTTTATCTGCTTTCAATGATGCATTGGAAAATGTAGGGGATTCAGTATCAGAATTATCAGGTAATTTTGAAACGTATATATCAAAAATACAAAACTCAGAAACAAGTCAAGAGCAATATAATGAATCTGTAAAGAAACTTAAAAAGGAGTTTCCTGACTATATAAAGAGTTTAGATGATGCAGGTATTTCATTAGAGGATGTAAAAAATGGCACTGACAAAGCAGCAAAAGCAAACGAAGCTTACAGAAAAACTATATTAGATGTAGCTACAAGCAATGCCGCTAAAACTCTAATAGAAAAAGAATCTGTAAAGATTCTTAATCAGATGCAAAAAAAGCGAAAAGCCGTACGTGATGCAGGTTTTAAAGACGAGGCAGAAGCAAGAGAAAAGTTAGCGAGATTGTTTGAGGTTCAAGAAGAAGCTGAAACACGAAGCGGAAGAGCAAAAACTAAATTTTTAGAGCAAAACCTTAGCTTAGAAGATAGGGCTTTAATGAAAACGGTACAGAGTATAAATGGTGCTGATGCGAAAATAAAGAAAAGAAGGGAAACTATACAGTCATTAGTAGATTTTGCAATAATAAAGAATAAGGATGTAGATGATGACGATAAAAGAAGGAAGAAAGTTGATGGTATTGAAGCTAAAGGTATTAAGGGAAGCCTTAAAAGAGCCATAGCATACATTAAAAGACAAGGTGAATTGGCTTTACAAAGCGCTAACCAATCAACAATAATCCGAGCAAAAGATGTAAAAGATAACCGAACTGCTTTACAGAAGAAACTTGAAGATGCTGAATATTATGGTCTACTATTACAAGATGCACAAGAAGCTACGCAGAAAATAGGTGGATTAGCAAAAGGATTTATTGATGCAGAGATACAAGCTGAAGAGGCTAAGACAGTAAAACTGAATAACCAACTCAAAGAGAGGCTTAATAACGAAAATTTATCTGCCGATGAGAGAAAGAGGATACAAGCTAAAATAGCCGAGAACGATATAGTTTTGGCTAAAAAGAAAAATAAATTAGCAGAAAAGCAATTCAAAATAGATAAAGCATTAGCTATTTCAGGCGCTCTTATAAGTACTTACAATTCGGTAGCAGGAGTTATGTCAGATACAAAAGGGGGATTCTTCACAAGATTAGCTGCTGCAATACCAACTTTAACTTTTGGTTTAGCCCAAGTAGCAATGATTGCTAAACAGAAGTTTGTTCCAACTGCGGTATCGACACCTGCTATTGGTGGAGGAGGAACAGGAGGTGCAGGAGGAGGTGCAGCACCTCAAGCACCTTCTTTTAATATAGTAGGTAGTAGTAACGTAAATCAATTATCAGATGCTATATCAGCACAAGGAAGAAAACCTGTAAGAACATACGTAGTAGCTTCAGATGTATCTACTGCACAAGAATTAGATAGAAACATAATAGAATCAGCAAGTTTATAATTTAAAATAAAATAATATGAGAGTAATTGAATTAATCATTGACGAAGAT